CTGGGCGCAGCGTAATCCATAAACAGCAGCCATCTTGGCGAAGCTTCGACTTTTGGCACTACCCCGACCACCATAGGCACCACGGTACAAGGCTTCACCTGAGAATACCTCAACCAACTTCTCCGGAAGCTCGATCTGGCCACTATTCGATTTCATGTTTCCTTCGTCCAACCCATGCTGCTGCGAGCACCCGGCAGGGTCGGAGGCCTTGGTGGTAAGCGGCCCCGGTCAGGGCCCTCCTCGATGTTGTCGGCAAAGCAGTCGGGCGGCAGCTCGACGGGATCGTATCGGGGCCAGTTCGGCACCGGCTGCGGTTTGATCCGCTCCAACGCCAGCCAGCGGTCGCACGGCTCGGTTACCCGCTCGCCGCACAACTTGCAAAACGGCAACGGCTTCGCCCAGAACTTCGGCTTAGTCATTGCGAGCCCAAAATATAACCGGCAATAGCCGACAGGGATGCCAGCGCCGCCTCGCCCGATATCCGATCCTGCACGCACAGGATAGCGATCGTCGGCACCACCAGAAACAGCACGATCGCCCGCGATACGATCTTGCCCTCGATCATCGTCTTGACGGTTTGCTCACTGGCAAACAGCGTACCAAATGCCACCGTTGATATGGTCATGACGACCAACAGCCCCAGCACCGCCAGGACCGGCCACAGGGGGCTCAATGCGCCTCCCAAGCCGCGCCGTTGCAGTAGGCCAGCACTGACAAACTCCCGCCGCCGGTCAGGGCGCCACGGTAAGTCGGGGCGCCGTTCTGATCGGACACGGCCATGACGGCATTCTTGGTCGCCACCGCGCACGCCGGCAACGTCGCTACCGTTGCCGTCGACATCCGCACCGGCGCCTTGTCAAACTCGAAGATCCCGGTACCGGCTATGCGGTTGAACCGCAGGTTCTGACTCGTACCGCCCGCCGTATTGTCGATGCTGAACTTGCTGCCGCCAATGCCATCGAACGTGATATACGGCGTGTTGTCGCTGTCGCACAAATACAACACGTTGGTCAGGCCGGCGGCGTTCTGGGTGCAAGCGCCCCACAGGCTGTACCCGGCCGCCGCCAGTAGCGCCGGCTGGCGGGTGCCCAGCCCGATCAGGCTGAGACCCGAACGATACCCACTGTTGCTGCCCCAGTGCAGATCCGCCCCCGGCTCCTGGGTCGGCGCCGGGGTGCCGTTGGTCTGGTCGATGTCGACGAAGTTGTTGTAGGTGCAACTGCTATACGGCGCACAGGTCGGAAACGTCGTCTGGCCGCGGGCGATATAGCTGCCGTTGTAGCCGAACGGGGTAAGCTGGTTGCCGTTGGCCGGGAACATGTGGGCGCCCGAGACCGCCACCGTCATGTCAACGCTGGTGCCGCTGTTGAAGATGCGCCCCGAGATATGATTGTTGTCGCAACCCTCGCATAAAAGCCCCGTACCGGCACTGCCGCCGATAAAGATGTTGCGGGCAAAGTTAAAGGCGGCGTTGCCGTGCACCCCAGTGCCGTCGATAAAAGCACCCAACTTCAACTGGTTTGATGTGTACGGGAAGGTGCCACCCCAGTTGGTGCCGTTGTCGATGTAAAGATTGTCCAGGGTGTTCTGCTGACTGCCGGCGCCCGTCGCCGCATCCGCCGTCACGGTCACCACATTGCCGCCGCTGAAGCCGCCGGTAAACGTCAGGTCGTCAAAATGGCCGTGATAGGACGAAGCAATGTACAGCCCGTCAGCCGCCAGGCCATTGTTGCCGTCAAAGGCGCAGTTCTTCAGTTCCGCGCCGTCGATCTGACCCGTCAGAGTCCTGACTTCGGCCATCCGCCCCGCCGCGGCGCCGATCCACTTCAATCGCGTCGATACCCCCGCGCCCATCCCCGCCGGGCAGTGCAAGCCGACCGGGCCGCCCGTCACCGGCCAGAAGATCTTGGTGGAAAGCCCGTAGGTCCCGGCCGGCATCACAACCGCGCCGCCGCCATTGTCTGCCGCCGTGTTCAATGCCGCATTGACGCAGGCGCCGACATCATGGCCGGCGTCCCAGGTGCACGACCCAAACGCCTGCGCGTAAAAGGTGCCGGCGCGCTTGCCGCCGACCGCATTGCTCATGTCCTGGTACATGTCGGCATAAGCTGGGCATGCCAACAACAGCGCCGCAACAGCGCCGGCAACCCTCACGGCGTGCCCCAATACGATTTCTGGTTCGCCTGCAATGCCGCCCGCTCACCGGCCGATAGCGCGTAGCCGTCCCACCAGATCAGCTCGACTTCGTTGCACGTCGCCCCCGCCGCGCCGGGGCTGAAGTACAATGGCCCACTGCCGGCGATCAACGCTACCGTGCCCGTCGTCTCGGTGCCGTCAATGTTGACCACACTAGCCGCGCCGTTCATCACCCCGGTATGGCTATGCCAGGCGGCAAAGGCCGCCGTCGCATTCACCGCCCCCGTCGCCTGCAGGACGGTTATGTCCAACGTCGCGTTCTGCCCCAGGATATTGCTGAAATTCACCGCCGCGTAGGTGCACCCGCCCGGCCGCACCGCATGCTGCCCCACCGCACTCACGCTCAAGGGCGAAGCCGGGCTAACACTGCTGTACGCCATGTTCTGGTTGACATCCGTCGTCCGCGTACACGGCAGCGTGCCCTTGCAAGGCTGGATATAAGCCGGCTGCGCCGTGGTGCCTGCCTGCGTCAGGTGGCGGGCGTTGCCCGACTGGTCGTACCAGGTGTCGAGAAAGCATGTGGTGGCATTGCAGAAGGCTTGGGCCGCCGCCGTGTCGAGCGGCGCCCCAGTGAAGCCGGTAAAGCCTAGAAAGCCGATGTCCTGGGTGCCGCCGGTGGTCCGACGCAGCCGTATCCCCGGCCCAGCGTAAGTGCTCTTCAGCCGACGCAGGCTGTACGCAGCGGCCGGGGTCGCGAAGGTATCGAGCGGCAGCGGCGTCCAGTATTGGATCTGGTTGTTGGTCAGCGCGGTGCGCTCGTTCTGACTTAGCTGATACCCATCCCACAACAACACCTCTGTGGTGTTGCAGGTATCGCCGCCGGCACTGTAAATCAGGTTGAGCGTGCCCGCCGCACTGGTGCCTGGGATGTTAGTGCCGACGGTCTCCGTCGCGTCAACCCGGCCGAGGCTGGCCGCGCCAGCAATGATGCCAACCCCGGCGTGCCAAGCATTATCCGCCGCCGCCAAGGTGAAGAAATTGGCGATGTTGTCGCTGACTACCCAGTTGTTCGCGGTGTTGTTGAAGCCGAAGGAGTTGTTGGCACCCTTCTGCGCCAGCCAGCAACTGCCGGTGCCAGCACTGCGCATGCCGACACCGCTGAAGCTGCTGACCGCACTCGTCCAAGTCACGCTCGCCGATTGCAGGTAGTGGTTGCTCGCGCTCGAACGCGCGCACGGCTGAGTGCCGAGGCAATTCTGGATAAACGCCGGCTGGTTTGCCGCAGTCGGCTGCGTTGCATGGCGCGCGTTGGTCGACTGGTCGTACCAGGTGTCGATAAAACACGTGGTGGCGTTGCAAAAAGTGGCCGCGGCCGCGGTATCGAAATCACCTTGGGCGGCAAAACCGATGTCCTGGGTGCCGCCGGTCGTCCGTCTGAGCTTTACCGACGGCCCCGCGTAGGCCGATCTGACCTTGCGGAAGGAGTACGCCGCCGACAAGGCGGTCGCCATCGTATCGTTTGTCGCGCCGCCCTGCAGCCGATGGTGCGCCCCCTGGCCGGCGACGTTCGGGCCGGCCTTTAGATAGGCCGACGCGGGCGAGGCGAGGAAGACGCCGACCAGCGCGCCGACCAACCACCTCATAAGCCACCCGCCATCTCGCTGCGCTCGACCGGGATCACAAGCCATTACCCGGGGTCAGGTAAACCGTGGCCGCGGTGCCGGCGCTGATCCCCGCCACATAGGTCTGACCGCAGCGGATCACCTCGACCGTACCCGGCGCTACCGGCATGCTGGTAGCCGCTACCGCCACCACCGCGACATCGCCGCAGGAGAGGAACACCGGCACCGTGCCGCTGTTGTAAACCCGCACATTGTCATTACCCGGCGGGCTCGCCTGGATCTGCACCCGCGCAGTCGACCCCGTCACGCTTAACGTCACCGTGTTGCCACCCGGCTGAAAAGCCGCCTGCTGGGCCGACGCGATCGATAATGTCAAATCGGACATTATGAATAATGCTAGCAATACCAAGGCTTTACGGAACATCTAGCACTCCATTTCTACCTTGGCGTTCATGTCAGTTACCTTCACCACGCTGTTTCGGGCTAAATGCGAACGGTTCGCAGGAATTTAGTAAGCGTGGCTTACTATTTTATACTTAGCGAATACTTTCTGGCCCGCTAGATCAACAAAAAAAATATGTTGTTCAGATTACGGGCGGTTTAGAAAAAAATATCAGGGACTTAGCAAAAAAAAAGATGGGAAAACACGGGAACATCGCACAAACGAGCGGGCGGACCGGGGCCACCGCAGCCGCGATGGGAACCCATTTTTTCGGGGGTCCGAGGGGGGGCTTCGAAGCTGGAGAGGGTCGGAAGCGGCCGGCCTGGCCCGCTGAACTTGGGGGTCATCGAACCCGCCGGCCGCTGCCTCGCCCGGGCCGAAGTAGGGGCTCTCATCCCCGGGCGTGAGACCCGTTATCGCACGCCCCCTCGCGCGCGTATATATAAGGCAACGACGGCAACCCACCTGGCAACCGCTATGATGGCGGTTGGTCAGTAGCCGAAACCCTAGGATTTCAGCCGTTTTCTCGTTCCCTTTGGGGTTCGGGCTTCCACCGGGCTACCGTTAACGCTGTCGTCGTGCTCGATCGTGCGCGGCCGAGCCGCGACAGGAACCAGCTCAATTCGCGTGATCAACGGCCCGCCGTCCTCGCCCACGACCTCCTGCGTAACCTTGTCGCCGTAGCGCTTGGGCTGCATCTTTGAGAGCAACCACTTCCGATTGTCGCTCAACAGCCTCAGCCGCTGGATCTCACCGTTGTCGACGAAGCCGTCCGGCCCCTTGTAATCGTTAAGTCCAAATCCGAGTATTTGCTCAGCTATACTTTCGTATCCAAGTTCCCGCGCACGTGCGTATTGCGGAACAAACTCTGGCGCGCGTTCTTCATCCATTGCCCACAGTCTAACAGCTTTCTCGTCTGGCATATCCGGGTCGCGACAGATTTCGCGCAATGTCTCTCCGGTAGCCAGGCGGGCGCAGATCCTTTCCCCTAGTTCCTGGGTATAGAGCGAGGGACGGCCTCGGGTACGAGGTGGCGGCTCGTTTGCCTGTTGTTCCGGCCGTTGCAGCGCCTTAGCTAATTCCCGGCGCGCCACCATACCGCCATCTCTTCCGCACAATTCGGACACAAATCGGCGCGTGTCGGCAACAGCGTCTCCGAGCTGCCTGAGGTAAGTCGCGCCAGCCGCGCCTCCCACCAGCCGGTCCACGCCTCCGGCGTCGCCATCAGTTCGACCTCCCGGCCGCAACGATCGCAGGCCCGGGTCTCATACTTCCTGAGCGCCATCGTTGCGCCACTGCGCGATAGCGAAGCCCGCCAGACCACCCAAAAGCTTTTTGGCTAGATAGGTAGCCAAAAAACCCTTCCGCCCATCTGGCGGCCTTCTATTCCGATCTCTCGGGCATTTCATGGTGCCAACCCCCTCGCCCGCTGCGCCGTGCCGTTCAGCTTGCTGAGAATGCGTGCTTCCGCGTCGCCCTTGATGTTCTGGAGTTGCCTTTGCCCGCGGCCTTTGCCGTGGTTGGTTTGGTGATCGCAATAGCTGATGCGTCGCCACGGCATCCGCTCCGCCTCCCTCGCCCACAGCACCATGCGTTGGGTCGGGTTGAGGATATGCAGCCAGGCCAGCACCTCGTCGAGACGAGTAATCGCCTGTGGTGTCGGGGCGGCGCGTTTGACCCTGGTCCTGACATCGCCGTAAGCCAACCAGTCTCTGAGCATATCCGGCCAGGCCGCCTGCAGAGATCGTTCGAGCCCGGGCGGCTTTGGCAAACGCCGCAGCGTATCGCCGGCATCGGCCAACCGATCCCGCAATTCGTCGACCGTCAAAAGGCGGTTTTCGAGCCTTTTGGGCGATCTCATCCAGGCCCGCGCGTCCTCGCGGAGTGCTTGGCCGGGGATGGCCCCCGAGAGCATAGCGTTTTTTCATAACAAATCAGCGCAATATGCAAGACCAATCTACATCTAGTCGCGATTTTTCTCCCGCACACTGGTTACGGTGGCGCCCGGCCACAATTCCCTCACACGGGCAATCGCCATGTCAGCCCCATCCGGCCACGCCCGCTCATCTCGCAACAAAGCTTCGCGAGCCGCGGCGATCCTCGCCTTCTCAATACCCAAAAGCCGCCTGGCGGCCTGCTGCCAGCCACGGCAAGTGGCTTGCCCGTGTATTTCGATTTGCCCCTCGTCGCCGGCAGCCAGGGCTTCCGCGAACAAGTCCCGCTGCTCACGCAGCGCCGCGAACAAACCCTCGTCACGCCGCTGCAAGTCGGCTAACGACCAGCCCGCACCTTCGAACGCCTGCACCGCTCGCCCAACGGCCATGATCTGCTCAATCTCGACACATCCGCCCAAGTCTATTCCAAGCCGACTATTGTCGAGACTAAAAAACAAATCATCTAAACAATAAAACCGGCTTAACTCAAGCTTTCGCCAACGCGATGATGAATATGTGTAATACGCCCCAAAATCACCACCATCATGAACCAACCAATAATCCCCGAAGCGCCCCATAAGTAATTTCTTCGCCACCTCGTCATAGAACCACATCTGCCCGCCATACGCCGTCGCCAGATACCGCTCAAATGGCCGTATTGAATAACGTGAAATAGCGGACGGCAATCTCGTTCGCTCCGCTACCTGCTGTCCGGCATATTCTTTCCTGATAAACGGCACCCACAGTTGGGGGACCCCTTTTTCGACATATCCGGCTATTCGCCGCGCCAATTCCGCCTCTGGCAAGGAGGTATGCTGAACCTCCACGGCAAACAATTTCCCATCAGGCGCCCAACCCGCCACATCCGCGCGCTGGTCACCTATTATATATTCGTACTCAGCTTTTAACCCACGCCTTCTCAACGCCTCCCCAAACAACCTCTTAGCTTCCATATGCCCAACGGTTTCGCCCTGACTAAAAGTACAATCGCCATCTGCAACCCGATGCGCAAAATGCGCTATCTTGATTTCTCCTTTCTTTAGAACCACCCCGACACCACAACCGGGACACCGGTAGTCCGCGCCGCGTACCAGATCCCGCGAGGCCTCTACTCTTTGTTGTTGCAGGTGCGCCACCAGCATTAGCCGTCATCTCCCAATTTTCGCGCCCGCCGCGCACTTTCCGGCCGGGG